TCATCTTACTACTTTACCTCTGTTTGGTCCGTATTTAATTCTATACTTATGCGTGCCTGTGCCATTAATCTCTACTTCTTGTTTGAGATCTTTTACATAGCTCATTTGTTTTGCCTTTTTCTCTTGAGCAGAGATATAATCTAAAATTTTTCTAGTGACTCTTTCCATTTGCTCTTACCTTGTCCTTTAAAACCTCTATATCTGATAAAGCCTTTTCCATTTGTTTTTGTAAGAATTGTATGTTGACTTTATTGTGCATCATATCTTCAATTCTTTTTTCTATCTTCTCGGTGGTCTTATAAAGATCCTCCAATAACATCAGCTGTTCCTGGTCCACGGGCTTCTGATCTGAAGCCTTAAGTAAATCAGCTTGCATCAGTTCACGTGAAGTCTCCAACGATACTAATCTAGCTGTTAATTCTGTGTATGCGAACACGCCCATTGCAACCATCACAATTAGTGCTGCCACCGTCTTCATCGGCATTTGGACGTTAGCTTCTTCAGAAATTTTTAGGGCCATAAACTACCTGTTGAATCTAGACACGATCTTGTCAGATAACCATTCCCAGCCAGCTTTTATTTTGTCCCAAACTCTGCAACAAATTGCTTTACATTTTTCAATCATGTTTCTTCTCCTCAATTTCGTAAAAGAAGTTATCCGTATCTTCGGTCTTCCATTTACTTGTGTTTTCTACATTCCACTCAGATGTCTGCACTTTCCAATCTGGGATGTTATCTTTCACTGTGAAGGATGGTATATCCCATATACATCTATTGTTTGGCTGTGCTGCATAGTTCCCATCGTCTAGGGCTATGATATGAGCACATTTGTGCTCGTGCGGAATCTCTGAATGGTCCGTATCTAGTATATTACTTTCAGGGTGAGCAAAGTCAACGGTAAATAAGTATTTACCAGGGTGCCATTTCTTATCTTTTCCTATGTATTTACCAGCTTGTGCTTCTAAGATATCCCAAGAATGCACAGAAGGATAATAACTGAAACAATTCCAAAGCTGTAGCTCATCAAGTCTACGCCTAGGAACATCTTCCGGTTTAAAACCCCTTTGAATAAAGGCAGTAATTGGGAGACGATAAAAGATTGCACCATTCTCCATAATCGCATGAAATAAAATAGACTTGCCTGTAATAGAGGATAGACCAAAGATAATACAATCTTCAACTTCACCATGGTGTTTTTTAAGATCGTAAAGATATTCTCTTTTAATCTGTGCATATTCCACTGGTATGTTTGCATTTAAATAAGCCATAATTAATCATAAATATCACCCCAAGTATTGCCTGATTCGTAATCGACTTTATTGGGAACCTCCAACGTAACAGCATTCTCCATAATATCAATTATTTTTTTTGCCGCGTCATCAGACTCAACTGAGATATCTAACTCATCATGTATTTGAATATGAGGTATTATTCCTTCATTATATAAATCTACCATAGCTTTCTTTGTCATATCAGCTGCAGATCCTTGTATAAGTTTATTTAAAGCTTTGTATGTAAACGCTCTTCTAATTCTACCTCTACCATAAGTTCTTTCAGCCTCTTCAAACTCCATAGGTTTATGCATACCAAATTGATTTGGTTCCCATTTTGAAAATCTACATCTACGTCCCAATAAAGTTCCAATAGATCCAGATGTTTGCGCTGTTTTAGATGTATAATTCATAAGATCTCTAACGAATGGTACATTAGTATGATAAGTATTAAATAATTCTTCTGCTTCTTGTTTAGTGTTTAATCCTAACTCAGCTTGTAGTTTAGCCTTACCCATACCATAGAACAATCCTAAGTTTATAGTTTTAGCTTGTGTCCTAGATATATTGGCCATATCAGCTACAGTTTGATGAAAGTCTACAGTGTTATCTTTAAATTTATTTACAATGTTTGAAACAGATTCATCAAAACAAATTGGTTCAGTTGTTGCTGCGTAATGCACTACAAGTCTTGGCTCTTGTTGACTATAATCAAAACAACCCCATTTATGTCCTTTTTCTGGAATAAATAAAGACCTAATCATAGGACCTAGATCTTTATTTCTTGCAGGTATTTGTTGTAGATTTGGATTAGAATAACTAAATCTTCCTGTAACCGTACCACCTTGATCTGATCTTATTGGATTTATATCTGCATGTATTCTACCTCTATGCTGATGTTTTAATATAGTGTCTATAAAAGTTGTGTGTGCCTTGTTAATTTCTCTAGCTTTTGCTATATTTTGAACTACAGGATGATTATGTGTGGAAAGGAAATTTTTTGTAAATGAAGGTGACTGTGTTTTCTCGGTTCTGGCGTAAGGTAAGGACAAGTTGTCGAAAACTTTGGCGATTGATCTTGCTGCCCATATTTGAACATCTATGCCTGTTTGTTTTTTTACTTCTGATAGGAGTAACTCTTCCTTTTGTGATAACTCTTGCTTCAATTTATGAGCATGTTGTACATCAACACACACGCCTTTAAATTTCATATCAATTAAACACGGAAACAATTGTGTTTCTAGATCAAATATATTTGTAAGATTTTGTTTACTAATTTCTCTAGATAAAACTTTAAATAATTCTAATGTAAGTTTAGCATCTTGCTCTGCATAACTACCAACATACATTGCAGGTAATTTATATAATTCTTTTTTAGGATCTATACCCCAAGACTCTGCAGCTTCTTTCAAAGCTTTCTCGTCTTTTACTTCACCAAGATAATCAAATGAAATACTATTAAGTGTGTACCACAATCTATTTTCATCAATTAAAGATGCCATAACCATTGTATCTATAATGTGACCATTGATAGGTATACCGTATGATTTAATCCAACACACATCATACATTGCATTATGAAATATTTTTACCGCATCTGTTGCACAAACTTTTTTGAACCATTCTAAAACAATTCTTCTATCTAAATTACCACCGCCTTCATGAGCTATTGGATAATATCCTTTCCATCCCTCTGTAGCTATAGCAATACCCACTATCTCTCCGTGCCCTTGTATAGCACCAGAACCTTTTGATTTTAAATCTGGGTCTTTTGTTTCTAAGTCTATTGCAATATATTTTTCTCCTGATAAATCAGGAAACTCTTCTGGACAATCCCATTCTATTTGCGCTGTAAACATTATTTCTTTTTCTTTTTTATACTTTGTAACTTCTTTTTCTCTAATTCGCAATAGTGGATAATTTTATTTAAATCTTCTATTCCGTTTTTATGCATATACCTACAAACGTATTTCACAACACACCCTTGAAAGAACGAAAGATTATTTTTTGAAATAAACTCGTATGGCTGTATGAGAAAATGTTTATAATGTGATCCACCTATCTGAACGTTTTGTGGTTTATCTTTCATTTCATCAAACATATTTATATCTGTCATATTAATGGTACTCCTATATTATATTGATATTCATAATCTTGATTGGTTATAAATATTTTTTCTTTTGCTCTTGTTATACCTACAAAAAAAGTTCTATGTTCTGGATCAGCATCTCTTTGAGCTGATTCATAAATAATTCTTTCTAAGTCTGTAAACAAAACTACATTATCACACTCTTCACCTTTTACACTATGAATCGTAGACAATTTTATTCTAGCTGGTTTCATCAAGTCATCTCCGTTGTTTAGAATCGTTCTAATGTAGGTTTTGCTAGATTCTGGAAAATTTAATGTGTCCCAGCTCCCCGTCGCTCGCAACCCGTGATGTTCCCTAAGTCCTTCGATGTTAATCGAGTCTATACTTTCTAGAGTCTTGCCACCTGCATATCCTCTTACAAGATGTCCCTTCTTTACTGTTAAATAATCCCATAAGTCTTTTACTTCTTCTTTATTAACAAAAGCTCCTTGGTTTAGTCTTATCCAAGTTCTATACGCAATTAACATTTTTTTAGGAAGTAATTCTTGAGACTTAGCATCAAATCTTAAATTTAAATCATACAAATGTTCTCTCAAAGGCTCTAACATTTTATTTGTTCTTGTTAATATCATCCAATTTTCTTTTGAGAAATCTATGGAGTGGAAGTCAACGTGTGTATAAACTTTACCCACAGATTCTCTTGGTTCCCATTTTTTAACTAAACGCTGTGACATGTGTGGAAAAATTGAAGTAGCTAATTTATGTATAGCTTCAGGAACTCTACGTGATTTTATTTGTGGATCTAACTCACCTTTTAAATTTATAAAAATACTAGGGTCTGCTCCTTGAAAAGTATAAATAGTTTGATCATCGTCCCCTGCAATGTATGAACGAGTACATTTACCCTCTATGTAAAAGAACATGTCCCACTGCAGAGGACTTAGATCTTGGGCTTCATCGAGGAAAACACAATGTAGTGGTGGACACGCATCTTCCTCGACAAACTTGGAAATCATATCAGAGTATTCAAACATACCTGTTTGATCTTTGTATGTCATTAAATCTTGATAGATCTGTTCGGTTAACCAAATGTCTGTGCTATAATGTAAATCAAGTTCAACAGCTGCATCACTCAAAGACATTTTTTTATTCCTTGCATATTCTATTATTTTCATATGTGAATTTTTATATTGTGGATAACCAGATTCATTTATGTAACTCTCAAAAGAAAGATCAGCACAATACCTAGAATAGTTTTTAAATCCTTTCCATTTTTCATTTTTTAAAAGATGTGTTGAAGTTTTTAATTCTAGTTCTCTAGAACCAAAAGCATGCATGGTGCTTACAAAAACTTTATCATTAGTAATTCTTTTTTTAGCTTCATTAGCTGCTGCGTTACTAAAAGCTATGTATGCTATCTTATCTGGCTTTGTCATTTTTAATTCTGCCTCTAAATAATGCATCAATCTATGTGTCTTACCCGTTCCTGGTGGACCAGGTATAATTATTCTACGCAAAAGGTGGCTCCTTCATTTTTGTCTTTCTGACAATAGGTTTGTTAACATCTTGTTGTTTGACAGATATATAACGAACACTCTTGTTATTTATCTTACCTGGTATCTCTTCTGCTCCAAACAAAGTCTCCAACATTCTAGCTGTTTTAGATTTAGGATATTTCTTTGTATCCCAAAGTTTTGTTCTTACAACATACTTCCAAAAGTCTTTAAATTTAAAATAACTAATACCTTCTTCTGTGTATGAAAGACCTCTTAATATATCTTTCCAATCTTTTCCTGGTATCTTCATTGTGTAATCAGTTAACATTTCTTTAAGTTGTACATCTATCTTTGTAGATTCAGGTGCTTCTATTGGTATTGTATTTTTTAATAATTTATTTATTGCTTTTCTCCAAATTAATTTACCAACTGGTGGCATTGCTTGATTAATTTGTTCTAAACATTTTAATGAAAACCTATCTGGCTCATGTAAATCTTGTGACTCTACTTCTACTTGTTCATCACCTATCGTTACATAATACAACGGTGGATCAGAATCATACTTTTGTATTTCTTTTATCTCTGTTTCTGGTAAACCATCACCAACACCAAACTCTTGCATTACGCATTTTTTAGAATTGCAAAATGATGCAATAGGTTCATCTTTACATTTGTAGTTATAATCTTTGCCTTCAATAGATTTAATTAATGTGTCTACTTCTTTTTTATCTAGTGGTGGTTTACAATATGCATCATTATATTTAAATAATTCTCTATCCCATGTATCAGGAAATCTTTTCTTACAGTACACACCAAAATTATATATGGCGTTATTTCTTTGACCGTTAGGGATTCCTTGTTTAGAAATTGTAACCAAACATGGTGGCGCACCTTTGAGTAAATTGTCAACTACTTTTTCTTCTTTTATGGTTAATTTTGACAATTGATCTTCTGATAGTTTTACTTTATTATGCGCCATAAAAAATTCATTTATAGACATTGCCGACCCATCATCTTTAATTCCATATCTCATTGTCATTTTCATGTTATGGTACGGTAAATTTAAAAAACTACCTGTTCCACCTTTTTGCATATCTACTTTATTTTGTTTTGGAAATATTTCTGCATTAGCATAACCAAGTTTAGCTGCCATATCTTTTAATTTATTCCTAAATAAAGCTGCTGGTACAAAATTATCTGAGAATAAAAATACATGAGCACCACCAGATTTAGATCTACACACTAATAATGGAAATTCTTGTTCTTTAATTTTTCTAATTAATTCTTTGTGATCAAAGCCATTGTATAAATCAATATCTATACAAGCCCATTTACATTTATTTTGTTCGTTTATTGGAATAATACCGAGAGCAGGATCTTTACCCTCCAAATGTTCTTGAAACATTTGTTTTGTAGGTCTTTTTTTAATTATGAAAGATCTTGTTTTATGCTTACCTCTCTCATCAAACTCATCTGTTTTTCTAGTTTGACCGTAGGCACTACATGAACCTTCAAATATATTTATAAATCTATCTAATTCTGTCATCACCACTATGTTTTTTGGGGTGTGGAGTTATGTATCACACCCCAAAACTTTATTAGCTTTTGTTAGCCATACCAGTGTAGAACTTTTTTGCTCGTTCATACATATTGGCATCCTCTAACATTCCAACTTTTTCTACGTTGTAGCCATACCATTGATTACCTTTACCTGTATTTAATACAGAAGATAATTTATAAACGTGGCTAAACGATGGTGGTGTATATGGACCATTCTTACCATCTAAACTAATAGACTTCATCATTGAGTTCCATTTTCTACTAATTTTTCCCTGTGATGAACTCATAGATATCATCGCAGTTTCAGAACCTTTATCACCTTTGATAATTACAAAGTGTTGACCAACAGTCAAAATGTAATTACCATTTTGTAATCTGTCTTTACCATCCGGTCCTTTTGTAGTTTTATCTAGAATATCCGAAGTATCAGGATAGATCATTTCAGGTCTTCCTGATCCTGTACCATAATCTGCCCATTCTTGGAATTCTAATCTATAGTAACAAGGAATTACGTGTATTCCTTTGTCACCATTATATAACTGTTTCGTAACAGTGTTTAAGAACATACCAGGTTCTGCACCTTCTACGTAATTTTGATTACGTTTCTGTGCTTCTGCTGATCCGTTCTGTAAAAGTTTTAAGATAGGTGGAGCCAGACTTTCTGTCTTCACATTCTCAAAACCAGCTTGCGCATCTGCTTCAAATAATGAAGCTGAAGGCAAGTTTTCTTTTTTAGTTGCTACTTGTTTCGCGTCACTCATTTCTAGTTTCTCCTTGTTATTTTTGTTTGGTTACCTTCAAACGGTTTAAATAGCTCAGTTGGAACTTCTTGATTATTTTCAAGACGCTCTCTTACCAGAGCTTTTAGAGTCATAGGGTTCACACCAATCTTTTGAACCGGTTCAAACCCTTGACCCTTTGCAAGGTCAGCATATGCTGCCGCCTTGTTGTCTTCGCCACGACCAAAGGTAACGGTAATGTCATTTTTAATAACATCACCTAGACCGTTGTTACGAAGCCA